AAAGTAACTCATGATGAACCTAAGTTGGATGGAACTGGTATTGTTGTGGACCCAGAAGTTAAAATTCACTATCAACCCTGGTGCCCTTTGACTTCTGATGTTCAGATGGCAATTAACCCTAACTTTGTTGTTAGTATCTTGGAACCTGTTCCAAGTCTTCGTGATACATACATCGAGAATGTTCGTAAGATGGGTGGTGAAGTGGAATGAGTGTAAAACTTTTGCTATTGAAATCTGGTGAAGAGGTCATTACAGAAGTAAAAGAGATGTATGATCCTGATACCAATCAACCGATTGGGTATCACATGCACAAACCATTTCGTTTAGAGATTGTATCTGATGTTGATGGTGGCATTGTCTTTAACCGAGAGCAAGGATACCAGTTGCACTGGTTCCCTTGGGCACCACTGAGTAAAGACAAAGACTTTTTTCTTCCTGGTCATCACGTCCTCACTGCATATGATCCGCTAGATAGTGTTGCACAACAATACCTATCTGCAGTGCAAGAGGAAAACTATATGAAGAACTTCAAAGAGCATGAAGCGATGATTGCTGGAGAAGTTGGTGATTTAGATATGGAAAAAATGTTTGAAGAAGCAGAGAAAATTTTGGAGGATGACGATGGAAGTGATGTTAGTGATTCTGAGATCGGGGATGACCCTGATCAGCAAGGTTGAGCAGTTAGAGGAAGAACCCTCCTGCCATCTGCAAGAGCCCTATCTGGTCAATGCTGATGGTACGCTGCAACCTTGGCCACTTCACACAGTGGACAAGGATATCTTGCTTTATTCCGAGACGCTTGCTACAATAGTAGAACCCACGGAGGAGATCCGTGCCAAATACGAGCAAGTGACTAAATGAGTTTTTATACCAATGTTCAACTGGTCGGTGACGACCTTCTCTACCTTGGATATGAAGAGGGACCTGGCGGTCTGCTTGAGCGTATCCAACGGAAGATGAAGTTCTCACCGACTCTTTTTGTCGTCACTGATAAAGAGACTAAGTTTAAAACTCTTGATGGTCGGTATGCCAAACCGATCAAGTTTGAATCTGTTCGTGAGGCACGAGGTTTCGTTGATAAGTATCGTGACGTAGAAGGATTTGATGTCCATGGATATGATCGTTACCTCTACCAATATATCTCCGAGGAGTTCCCTGGGGAAGTTGACTATAATCTCAAGACGCTTAAGATTACGTCTTTGGATATTGAAGTTGCGTGTGAAAATGGTTTTCCTAACGTGCATGAGTGCGCGGAACCGCTTCTATCGATTACAGTCCAAGACTATGCTTCGAAGCGGATTAAGGTATGGGGCACTAGACCCTATGACACGGATCGCAAGGACGTTGAATATAACTGCTGCGACGATGAAGAACATCTACTTCGTTCTTTTCTGGCTTATTGGCAGACTGCATTCCCAGATGTTCTTACAGGGTGGAATGTCGAGTTGTATGATATTCCTTACATTTGTGGACGTTTGGAACGTCTGTTTGGCGAGAAGGAGATGAAGCAGATCTCCCCTTGGGGCATTGTCCACAGGGAGGAGATGGAGATCAAGGGTCGTCAGCAGATCATCTACAACATGTACGGCATCAACGTGCTGGACTATCTTGATCTGTATAAGAAGTTCACTTATACAAACCAAGAATCTTATCGCCTTGACCACATTGCCTTTGTGGAACTCGGGCAGAACAAGTTGGATCACAGTGAGTTTGAGAACTTCAAGGAGTTCTACACTCGTGACTGGCAGAAGTTCATTGACTACAACATCAAGGACGTGGAACTCGTGCTGCGCCTTGAGGAGAAGATGAAGTTGATTGACCTTGCCATTGCCCTGGCATATGACGCTAAGGTCAACATGAAGGATGTGTACTTCCAGGTACGCATGTGGGATACTTTGATCTACAACTTCCTCAGGGACAAGAACATTGTTGTCCCTCCTGCAAAACGCAGCAGCAAGAACGAGAAGTATGCTGGTGCTTATGTGAAAGAACCTGTTCCAGGTAGGTATGACTGGGTGGTCTCATTTGACCTTAACTCTCTGTACCCCCACCTCATCATGCAGTACAACATCTCGCCTGAGACCTTGCACTACAAGCGACACCCTACTGCCACTGTTGAACGTGTGCTGGCACAGATCGATTCTCCTGATCCAGACTACTGCCTCTGTGCCAATGGATCACAGTACCGTAAGGACGTTCATGGTTTCCTGCCTCAGATGATGCAGAAGATCTACGATGAACGTGTGCAGAGTAAGAAACTCATGCTGATGGCAAAGCAGGAGTATGAAAAGAATCCATCCGCAGAAGTGGAGAAGGCGATCTCCAAGTACAACAACATTCAGATGGCACGTAAGATCCAACTGAACTCTGCTTATGGTGCCATCGGCAACCAATACTTTCGCTACTATAACCTCGCTAACGCCGAGGCAATCACCTTGTCTGGTCAGGTGTCGATCCGCTGGATCGAAAACAAAATGAACCAGTATCTAAACAATTTACTTAAAACGGAAGGTAAGGATTATGTTATTGCCAGTGATACTGACAGCATCTATCTCTGTCTTGATCTACTCGTTAATCGCGTATTTGATGTACAGGATGTTCCTACAGAGAGGATTGTCAAGTTTCTCGATGATGCCTGTCAAAATCAAATCGAACCCTACATCACAAAATCGTACCAGGAGTTAGCAGAATACGCCAACGCTTACGACCAGAAGATGTTCATGAAGCGAGAGAACATCGCTTCCAGTGGCATCTGGACTGCCAAGAAACGCTACATCCTGAATGTCTGGGACAGTGAGGGTGTCCGCTACAAGGAACCCAAACTCAAGATGATGGGTATTGAAGCAGTCAAGTCTTCTACACCTGCTCCCTGCCGCAAGGCAATTAAGGAAGCCCTGACAATTATTATGTCGAAAACTGAAGAAGACCTGATTGCTTACATAGATAGATTCAGGGATGAATTCAATTCGTTACCGCCCGAAGATATAGCGTTTCCGAGGTCGGTCAATGGATTATCAAAGTTCAGATCGCAATCTACCGTGTATTCAAAGGGGTGCCCTATACATGTTCGTGGCGCGTTGCTATATAATTTTCATGTCGCTAAAAAGAAACTTGAATACAAATATCCACTGATTCAAGAAGGAGAGAAGATCAAGTTTCTACACCTGCGTACCCCAAACAAAATCAATGAGAATGTAATCTCATTCCTCAATACGTTCCCAACCGAACTGGAGTTGGGAAAGAGTATCAACTTCGATACTCAATTCCAGAAAGCCTTCCTTGATCCTTTACAGATCATTCTTGACGTGATAGGATGGAAGACGGAGAAAGTGTCCAATCTTGAGTTTTTATTTGCATGAATTTTCTACAGGAAGTTGTTAAAGAAATTGGTAATGATTATGCAGGACTCCTATCGGAAGGATCGGTCGGTGACATTGGTGGATATGTGGACAGCGGTTCTTACATTTTCAATGCCCTGGTTAGCGGTTCTATTTTTGGGGGGATACCTTCCAACAAAATCACTGCCATCGCTGGAGAATCCTCCACAGGTAAGACATTCTTCTGCCTGGGCATGGTACAAAGTTTCCTTGCCAATGACCCAGAGGCAGGGGTAATCTATTTTGAGAGTGAGTCTGCAATCTCAAAAGGAATGATCGAGGAACGTGGTATTGACAGCAGTCGTATGATGCTGGTCCCTGTCACCACTGTCCAGGAGTTCCGCACCCAAGCAATCAAGATCCTTGATAAGTATCTTGAGCAAAAGAAAGAGGATCGCAAACCTCTGATGTTTGTCTTGGACTCTCTCGGTATGCTTTCTACCACTAAAGAACTGAAAGATTCTGCTGATGGTAGCGAGACCAAAGACATGACTCGTGCTCAGGTCGTCAAGGCAATCTTCCGAGTGCTGACTCTTAAGTTGGGTAAGGCAGGTGTGCCTCTGGTTGTTACTAACCACACCTATGATGTTGTTGGTGCTTACGTTCCCACCAAAGAGATGGGTGGTGGTAGCGGTTTGAAATATGCTGCTAGTACAATCATTTATCTTTCTAAGTCGAAGGAGCGTGACAGCAACAAGGAGATTGTTGGTAACATCATCAAAGCAACTGCAGCGAAGTCCCGTCTCACTAAGGAAAACTCTAAGGTAGAAACGAGGTTGTTCTATGACGCAAGGGGACTTGATAAGTATTATGGATTACTGGAGTTGGGTGAGAAGTACGGAGTATTCACCCGCAAGGGGAATCGTATCGTTGTTGACGAATCCTCTGTTTATCCTTCTGTTATTCTGGCTAATCCCGAGAAATACTTCACCCCCGAAGTGATGGAGAAACTTGACTGGGCAGCAAGTCAGGAGTTTAAGTATGGTGCTGAGGGATGAAAACAGATCTATTCCCCTCCACTCTTTCTAAGTATTATCTGGAGTATGACGAGGAGCAAAAGCAATCTATTCTGGACTTATATGCTAAGCATAAGTTTGAAGTAGATAAACCTTTTATCTTCGCTAACGATGAAGTCAGAGAGTTGTTAAGTAATTACTCTGAGATCATTGTTGATCATCTAGATAGTATGTCTCATGATGGGAGTGCAACAATAACAGATGTACGTTTGGTTGTTCTTGGTCCTGGTGATAGCGTTGATAGAGATTGTCACCTTCCTGGGCATTATACTGCGGTCCATTACATAAAATATGAAGAAGGTCAGCACAATGCTGACATCTACTTCAATCCCTCCTATGATGTGCTAAGATTCTTAGGGAGGAACACTGACCTAGTTGCAGGTCTCTGGGTCAAAGAGGGTGATGTTATCATCTATCCTTCCTACCTACATACATCTTCTCCAAAGAATACTTCTAAGGAGGAGAGAATCACCTTGATGTTTACCTTTGTTGTCGATGAGCGTAGAGAACCTAGTCCTGAAGAATCTCCTGAATGATGAGGAGTATGTAAGGAAGACTCTACCTTTCATCAAGTCGGAGTATTTTGCTGACTCTGGAGAGAGAAACCTCTTCCAGATCATATCGAAGTATTTTTCTGATTACAATGTATCCCCCTCTAAAGAGGCACTGGAGATTGAAGCAGGCAATCTCTCGAACATCTCCGATGATCAGTACAAGGGATTGCTTGAGTACATTAAAAACATCGATGACGAAAAATCTGATCTGCAATGGGCACTGGACACCACAGAGAAGTGGTGTAAGGAGAGGGCAATCTATCTTGCTCTCATGGAGTCCATCAAGATTGCAGATGGGAACAATAGTGAGCGTGGTCCAGAAGCAATCCCAAGCATCCTTAGTGATGCTCTCGCAGTGTCTTTTGACAATCATATCGGTCACGATTATCTCGAAGATTTTGAGGAGCGATATGATAGTTACCATAGGGTAGACTCTAAGATTCCCTTTGACATTGAGATGCTCAATAAGATTACCAAGGGTGGACTTGTCAACAAGTCACTTAACATTGCTCTGGCAGGCACGGGTGTTGGTAAGTCTTTGTTCATGTGTCACGTTGCTTCTTCCTGTTTGATGCAGGGACACAACGTTCTGTACATCACCATGGAGATGGCAGAAGAAAAGATTGCTGAACGTATTGACGCTAACCTTCTGAACGTCAATATCCAGGATCTCTCACAGTTGCCGAAGATGATGTTTGAGAACAAGGTAAATAGAATTGCTAAGAAGACTCAAGGCAAGTTGATTGTCAAAGAGTATCCAACTGCATCTGCTCATGTCGGACATTTCCGTGCTCTTCTCAACGATCTGGCACTTAAGAAGTCATTCAAACCTGATATTATATTTGTGGACTATCTTAATATTTGTGCCTCTTCGCGTTACAAAGGGTCTGCCAATATTAATTCCTATACTCTTGTTAAATCAATTGCAGAGGAGCTTAGAGGGTTGGCTGTCGAAGCCCAGGTCCCTATCGTATCTGCCACCCAGACCACTCGTTCTGGTTATGGTAGCAGTGACGTTGACCTTACTGACACTTCTGAGTCCTTTGGTCTCCCTGCTACTGCTGATCTTATGTTTGCCCTTA